CGATGATTGCAATACCTGATATCATGACAATGGATTTGATCGTAGGGCTGACGCTCGCGAGTGTAATATTAAATGATGGCCGACAGGCCGAAAATGGGAGGTAACACACTATGGCAGATGAGCCAGTAAAACCTGTAACAGAAACAACGCCGGTGACTCCGGTGGTAGAAACAAAACTTAGCAAGAACGATATATTGAGAGATATGTCCAAAGAATATGGTGTGAACCTATTCGATGCTGAGGGGTTAAAAAAATTCAAGGAATATCAAGAAAGCCAAAAAACCGACCATGAAAAAATGGAGGCACAAATTAAGGCCTTTGAAGAAGAAAAGACCACATGGCAATCGAAGAGACTTGAATATGAAGTTAAGCTCAAAGCTAGCGAGCTAGGTATCGAAGCAGACAAGGTTGAGGACGCTCTGAAATTGGCAGGCAACGACCCTGAAAAGTTAGCGGATGTCGTGAAAAAATATCCTATATTCAAAGCCAAAGGCGGAGTAAAGATAGGTATTCAAGACCCGACAGAAAGCAAGAAGCCAACAGATATGACCGAAGTAGAGGCGTACATGGCTAATGACCCAAAATACAAAAAATATCTCAACAAAAAATAGGAGGATTTAAAGCATGGCTAATTTATTGTACCCAGCATCGACTGGACATTATGTCGATGACAAATTTTCACCATTAGTAGAACCTAATCTATTCGCAGGTAACGTGTTCCAACCAGGAATCTCGTTTACAGACAAATATCAAACAGGCCCAGCAGGGCAAATCTTCGTACACAAACCTGGTACAGGCACAGTTACAGCAACCGCGCCTGGAGCAGACTTCACGGAGACAATCGTAGGCGACAGCCTAATCACTATCTCGTTGAACAAACAGTTCAACAGAGCAAGAAAAGTTTACGGCGCGACAGTTGCGTCAGTAGCATACAGCGTAGCGGCAGCTGAACTTGAAACGGCGTTACAAGAAGTCAAGGCGGCTTGGAACATTGAAGCAGCATCGGCCATCGTAGACGCGGACGGAATCAGAGTAGCAACAAACGTTACAACTGTTACGGCATCAAATGATGTCTATGACACTATCGTAGACGCTAGACAAGCGCTGAGAGCATTGAAAGCCAATCCAGACACTATCCTTGTATCTCCAACGGTATATGGAAAGTTATTGAAAGCGGACGAGTTCCAACGTTCAGTACAACTTGATAACGAAGTAGTTAGAGATGCGTATGTAGGACGTATCGCAGGATTGAACGTGTTTGAGTATGAAGATTTATCAAGCGCAGCAGGAGACTTGACTAACATCAATGGCGGAACAGCAGACATTACTTGGCAAGCAGGAACTGACGAGCTTGAGTTCATCGTGTACGACCATGACGCGTTGTCAATCGTTACATCAGTTAACGTCGTAGGAATCTTCGACGGAATGCCTCGTTTTAATGGTATTGATGCAGAAGTCGAAATGGTATCTGGTTTCAAACTTACAAACGCTTCAAGAGCAATCTTGAAAATCCATGATTATTCAGCAACAGAAAATTTAACGTAGTAACTAAATAATATCGAGGGTTGGGTTCATGCCCAGCCCTCTATTATTAACAGGAGGTAAAATATGTTAGTAGACAATGCTTACATGGGATACGATATGACGTTCGAGGAATATTACTTAACAATTGACGGCGTGACAAAGTATACTTCGTACACGAATGACGAAGTTAAACAGACGCTAGGGAACACAGACACGGCCTTGAAGAATATAAGCCATAATGTGTATCGGTTGATTGATAGTAAATATATAGGCCAAAAACGCAACGACCATAAGAAATATATGCGGAAGTTGATATACGATAACGCGAACGGCGAAGTACACGCGCTGATGTTTGCTATGCTTGAAGCGGTTAAAGGCGCGATCGAAAGCGGTATGGATTTAAACGCGTATATCAATAATCCGACCGAGAACTTGCCACCGACTACGTATGAAGAACTACGTAACGCCATGCTGATTGACTTGAGCCAAAAACCGAACACTAATATTGATATCACATACACCGACACCGAGACAGCGAAGTGGTCGGAATGAGACATAAACCTAAATACAATAATATGAGGATTGTGTACATGGACAGCGACGAAGTCGAACACATCTTCTACGCCAATGAAGTTACATCGAATAAAGGTATCATAGCATTGCTTGGTATGCCTATCAAGGAAGGCGAAGCAAGATATCTTACTGATAGCGATATTGATTTCAAGATTGACGATATAATTATCATTGGAGAAGATATCAAACGTATCACATCGCTACCAGAGATACGTCCAAGACAAGATGATAACAATTCAAGGCGAGCTAGTACATATCGCAAAGATAAGGTCATAGTTACATCGTGAACCTAGCAGAACTACGAACAATAGTCACTAGCGATATGCCGTATGATACAGGGTTCATGTTCTTGAGCGGTGCAAGGTTCATTGAAAACAATCATTTTATGATGGCGATATATGACATAGAGCGAGTGCCTTACATTGTATACAATGAGATGGGTACAATATTCTCTACGAAGAATCAGTACTTCATAAGAGACAAGACGATAGGCGACATCAATCAAAGATTGCTAGACGAGAGTTTCGGAATCAAAAAACCAATCACAAGATTTGAAGATACAGTTAAACGTAGAGCTAGTACTAATATGATAAAAAAAGGTGCGCTTGAAAAAATAGGCGGTGAGATATATGCAGGAAATATTTGATTTATTTATTACGCAACTAAATGCGAATGCCAATAGTTTGGTGTATGACGGTAACTATATATTCAGGTTCCATGAATCTGGATTGCAACTGTTAAGCGATGTCACAGGAACGCTAGTCAAAGAAGAAATACCGTATAGCCCTGTAGGGTTAATTACCGCGCAACCGGTAGTGTTCGTTGAGAAAAGCAAACAAGTAGACTGGGCAATACAGATTGGTATACTTTCGCGAATAAGTGGGCAAACTTACGATGACACAGTTGATTTGGACTGGGCGAATATTGTTACGGCGTGCTCAACACTGAATGGCAGTAGCCAAACAACAACGACCAAACGCTACTCATATAAAGTGTCTCCGCCAGATTATCAAGGGTATCAAGTGCTGGGGAAATCAAAGTATATGCTAGTGATTGTGACTATGAATGTCACGGAAACGTTAATAGCGTATGAGTTCTCGCAGAATAGTGTGTTCAAAATTGACAGTGAAGAGTTTGATTGGGTTGAAATACTAATCAACGCAACAAAGAGATTCTATACATCAGATAATAAAACGACAACAACGAATGACTATAACAAGCCGATAGGCCGAGCGCAGATATTCACTGTGACATTCAATTACAATAATACAAGCACTACGCAATATAAGATGTACAAAGAATCGCGCTCGCAACAAACTTTATCTTCTACATACTCGTTGACAGAGACGACATCTAAAGGCGATACATTCACATGGACTGTTGCGGTACGTAGCGGTAGTGAAGTATATAAACGAAATTCAACTAGAAAGATTACATTGGAATTAGTCGAAGTCACATAAGAGGAGTGAGAATATGCCAGCAACATTTAATCAATCATCATGGACAATATATATGCCGAAAGAAATGGCCGGTGATACTCCTAACTCGCCACTATCTCCATCAAACGAAATAGCAACTAGCGTAAAACCTAGAAGTCTGCTAAAAAACACCGCGCTGATAAGTACAGGCGCGCTAATGGTTAAGCAAGTAATAAATGCAGCGCGAACAGAAATCACTGCAACGACAGGAAACGAAGTCTTGCAAACGGACATCAATAACGCGCTAGGAGCGCTAGGAATTGGAGTTGCAATAGCGACAGGTGGTTTTGTTGCAGCATTAGCTGTCGGAGCGACAGCGGTTATTCAAGGTATAACAGCACAACGGCAACTTAACAGACAAAATCAAGCCATAGCGTTCAACAATAAATTGAGAGGCAAGCGTGTTGGCATCAGCACGGGTGTATACAGTGGTTAGTGTAAAAATAAATAATGTTACTGTGACATTGGCTAGTGTGATAGTGGCTGATAGAAACAGAAAAGAAACTGCCGATTTCGGAAATATGAAAGTTCTGAATACAATCGCTACACGGTATGAGCCTTACTCTATCATTGATATTACAGTGAACAGTGTCGATACATATCAGTACTTAGTCGAAAGTGATGTGCCATTACTACTGAAAAATGGATTATACGAACACGAAATCACAATGATTGAGAATATGGCGTACTTCTCTACTGTGTATCCAGCGAATAGATCATCC